CGATTGCCGGCAGCATGGCATCGCTCAGGATGGCCAGGACGGCCCGGCCACCGATGCGAACCTCGACGGCATCCCAGGTGAACGCGGCGACGCGGCCGATGGTCCCGCAGGGGATCGACACCCGCTCGCCAGTGCGGTAGCTCCGGGTCGTCACGTCGGCGGTGAACTTGATGACGTCACCGGCGCTCGGGATGCGGCCGGCCCGCCAGGTGTGCGGGGCGGCGCCGAAGAAGACCGGGGCATCCTCGACAGTCCGGGCGGGGGTGGCGGCCAGGGTCACAGAGTCGGCTTGCATGAGGTTGGCTCCTGAGTGCGGTTTCAATCCGAACCCCACGAAGGGGGCGGGTCGGGGACTTCTCGTCCCGACAAGAGGCATAGTACCTACAGGTACCTACGGTGTCAATAGGTACCACAAGGTAATTTCCTTGCCGTTAGAGTGGGCAGGAGGTACCATAAGGTGTCTGTTCGGACATACACCGGGGAACCGCAATGGCGAGGAAGTCAGCAGCAAAGCCGTCCGCAACCCCCGCGGCTGGCCAACACTCGGTAATCCACCTGAAGGGAACCGAGGCTTATCGGGATTGGCTCGCTGGCGAGTCAAAGCGCACACACATACCGGCCGCATCCATAGTGCGGCTCGGACTCGCGATGTGGGCAGAGAAGAACGGGGCGAAAGCTCCCCCCGAGCGTTGACGCCTCCCCCTCCCGATCATGTTGCGCGCCCGCGCAAAATGACCCTTGGTCCAAATGGCCAAAACCCTTTTGACCAGACTTTTGACCAACCCGACCGTTGCAGTTGGGCGTTGTGCCAAATGTGGGTGTCCCCCCGTAGGGGGGAACCCATTTGGACCAACAGGACCAACGGTCGCCGCCGAGGGGGCGGACGACCATCTTGCCGACGTCAGCCAAATGGTCCGCACCCACACCGGGACACCGGATCGCGTCCGGGTGTCGGTCCAGTGCGGTCCCGCCCCGACGCATCAATTTCCCGGCATGCACCGAAAAACTCGACCCCTCGCCAGACGCCCGTAAACGCCCCAGGACGCATCCGCACCGCCCCTATGGCCCCCAGCTCACTCCCGCCCGCCACAACGCCGTGGCGCCCCCTTCTCGTCGCTGGACGCCTGTCTCCTGCCCTTCGCCCCCACGCGGCGAATCTCAAAGCAGCGGGCGTCGTCCTCGAACGCCAGGCGGCCGTCGGGGCCGACATGGATCCGCAGGCGTCCCTGCCCGGTGACTTCGATCGTCTCGCCGGTCTTCGGCGTCAACTTCAGCATGGGTCGGCCTTGGGCTTCGGGCGGCGGCGGTGCGGCCCGCGGGGTCGCTCGGGGGCGTGAGCATGATAGAGCTTCGGCGGCGTCTCGTCGTCGAGGAGCTCGGCCAGGTCGAGCCCCAGCTCCTCGGCCAGCTCGGCGAGGTCCTCGGCGGATGGTGCAGGGTCGATGGCGTAACCACTCCATTCGTCGAGGTGGACGACCGGGATGAGGTCCAGATGAGGCTTGCCCTTGCGGGCGCGTGGAACTCGGACCAGCGGCCAGCGTCGGGCCAGCTCCACCAGCTCGCCGCGGATGCGGTAGCCGGCGACCGTACTGAACGGCTTGCCCGGGATCGGGGTGTACCGGCTCGCCGCATCGACCAGGCCGAGCAAGGCCGCCCCCTCGAAGTCGGCATGGTCCAGGGCCCAGTCCTCGACCCCGCCGACCTTGCGGGCAAACTGGTGGGCCAGGTAGAGGGCCAGGGGTATGTGCCTGGCGGCCAGGGCCTGGCGCTCTTCGATCGTGAGTAGGGCATTCATGGGAGCGGGCTCGGGTCGGTGGGTTGGCGGTCCGGCCCGTTCCAGCTCCGGTCGCTGGCGACTTCCCACGATGGGCGGCGAGGGGCGGGGCGCGTCAGGACTTCGGCCGGGCCGGGGCGGGGGCGGCCTTGGCGCTGGGCTTCATCGCCGCGGCCTTGATCGCGTCGAGCGACGGCGGCGGGGGTGCGGCCTCGACCGGGGGCTCGGCCGCAGGCGCGGCGGTTCCGGGGTCGGCCGGCCCGACGACCTTGACGGCCTCGGCCGGGGGCAACGGGGCCGCCGCAGGAGTCGCAGCGTCGGGGACGGACTCGGCGATCCCGGCCCGGATGAGCTTCTCGACGAACCGGCCGCGGGGGACCTCGGCCTCGTCGCCGGCTCGATAGCTGACGGTGCCGACGACCTGGTCGGCCTTCAGGCGGATGCGCATGGTCTGGACCTCGTCGGGAACGCCGGTCGGTCCGCCCTGGATCGACCGGAGCAGGGTCAACTGGTGGACGTCGCTACGGCTCAAGGGGGTGTCCTCGTTTCGATCCACGCCCCCGGGTGGGGGTGAAACGCTCGGGAGGCCGGCCTCGAGGGCCGGCCGCTCCTGACGACGGAGGGCGACCGGCCCGGGACCGGCGTGGCTCACGCGGTCAGCAGGTCCGTGATGCGGGCGAACGACTCGGTCCGCCGCAGCTCGATGTCGGCATCCTGGTAGATGTGGATGCGGACCGAGCCGGACGGGGCCTGGGTGTAGGGGTCAGGCAGGACGTCCACCCCGCCCCACAAGGCGACGATCAGGTCGGCCCAGTTGCCGAAGAAGAGCGCCGAGCAGACCGCGTTGGCGTCGCCCTTCGTCAGGTTGCCGGGGATGTGGTTGGACACCCCGGCCGAGTAGCCGTTGATCCCGTCGTTCTCCCACAGGAACATGGGGAACCCGTCGACCTTGGGCGTCGTCTTGCACTTGCCGCGGACCTTGGCGTTCGTGGCGTAGCCCAGCCGCCCGACGTCGGCGTTGGCCACGCTCACGGCGGTCTCGAGGCCCACGACGGCCCCCCATGAGGGCGCCGCACCGTTCGCGCCCATCGCAATCGTGGTCACACCGGGATACGTCGTCAGGCCGGTCGGCTCGACGCCGGTGCCGGAGCCGGCGAAGACGGCCTTGTCGAGCGCAACGGCGAGGCCATCGGCCAGGTCCTGGCGGGCGAAGGCTTCCATGTCGAAGGCGGTCTGCTTGAGCATCGACCGGGTCATTTCGGTGTATCCGGTCAACGTCGCGGGCCGCAGCTCGACCTGGCCGATGGTGAGGTTGGACGCGGTGGCGTTGGAACCTTCGGCCACCCAGCCGAACGTCGCCCCGGCGGTCTGGTTGGGGATCGCGGCCTGACCCTGAAGCCCGGTCAGGAACGTGCAGCCGAGCTGCGCGGCCAGGACGCGGTTGCGGAGCAGGCCGGCGATGGTCTGGGTCGGAAACTCGAAGATGGCCCCGGCCGCGGCGGTCGTGTCGAGGGCCCGGCGCTCGGGCCGGGGGCCGGGCCAGATGGGCAGGTCCATCGGGACCAGGAACCCGCGCGGGGCCTTGCTGGACCGGCGGGCCAGCTCGACGGCCGTCTCGCCTTCAAGCCCATCGACGCGGCGGCCCTCGACGACCTGGTTGATGGCACGCAGGAGGCTGTACTGGTGGCGGCCGGGGAGCTGGTGGGGCAGGAGGTCGCTCCCATCGGAGCCGCGGACCTCCGGCTGCAGGGGGTCGCTGCGCCGCTCCGTTGGCCGCTCGGCGAGAGCCTCCGTCTCGTCGAACCGCTCGAGGGCCAGGGCCTGGCGCTGCAGCGACCGGGCCCGGCCCTCGAGGGTCTCAATCTGGGTCACCTCGTCATCGTTCAGGTCGCGGTTGGCCGCGCCGTCGATGATGGTCCGGGCCTGGGCGGTCGCATCGCAGGCTTGCTGACGAAGGTCAATCGGGTTCGGTCGCATCGGTGCCTCAAGGCTGTCGGACAAGGGTCGCGGCGGGCCACGCGGCCACGCCGTCGGCAGAACGGTGAATCACCTGGCGGGGCGGCCCAGGCGGGCCAGGACGGCATCCTTGCGGGGGGTGGATGGCGGGGCGGCGGCTCGCAGGACGAGCGACGCCTCGGCGTCGGCGTAGGCCGGGAAGGTGACGAGCGAGACGTCCCGGAGCTCCCCGAACGAGCGGATCGTGCGGACGGGGACCGAATCGTGGACGTCCCAGGCGTCCTCGACGCCGAGGAAGGCGAACGACGTCCCGGTCAGGTCGCCGCGCTCGAGGGCGACGACCAGCTCGCGGACGATGGGGATCTCGGGAAGGTCGAGAGAAAAGGCGAGACCCTGGCCGTCCTCCCAGAGCCGGAGCGTGCCGGCCGAGGTCCGGCCGAGGATCGGCCAGTTCTCATGGTTCAGGAGTGCCCGCACGTCGGCACCCTTCAGGGCCTGGGCGAATGCACCCGGGGCAATCACTTCGCGGAACCCGCCCAGGTTGAGGGACAGGACGCCGAACCGGGCCGCATAGCCGCTCACACTCCGGACGCCTCCGGCGGTCGCGGATCGAAGCTCAAGGGGGCCGGTGAGGGAGCGGGTTTCCAGGCGCGGAGTCATGGGAGTGGGTCCCGGTCGATGGGTCACTTTGTCTCAAAGCCCAGGGCCGCGGCTTCGCGCCTGATGCCTTGCCGGATCGTGTCGGTGATGGCCCTATCAGCCTCGTCACGGCGCGACTGGCCGCCGCGGCGCATCGGGGCGACGGGCATCCGCCCCAGCTTGCGACTGCCGTATTCGAGGACCGCCGGATAGAAGAAGCCTTCCGGTGCGCTCTTCTTCCGTGACGCGGCCCTCACCTTGTCCGTCTTGAAGAGGACCAGGGACTTGACCTGCTTTTTGCGCGACCGCTTGGCGGCCCGGACTGTGATCGCCCTCCGCGCCGCGCCGGAGTCCGTCGGCATGTACTGTTTGACGCCCTCGGCAATCGCCTTGGCTCCGGCCCGGACGGCCGGACTCAGGACCTTCTTCATCACCTTCTCAGGAAGCGCGTTGAGCCGCCGCGTAAGCTCGGCCTGGCCGTGGAGCTTCACGTACATCTTGGGCTTGGCTTTGGCCATCAGTGGGGCCCTCATCGCAACGTGTACACGTGGGGTTTGCCCTGGCTTCGCAGGACGTCGACGGCCATGTTGAGGGCCTTCTCGATCGACAGGCTAGACTTCAGCAGCTCGCGCTGGATCGGGTCCTCCTGGGGGATGACGGCGGCGTTGCCGGCCGTGAACCGGGCGATCGTCTCGGCGGCGGCGGCGCTGCCGTATTCGGCCGATCCGGTCATGCCCCAGTGCTCCTTGTTCCAGGCGTTGAGCTCGCGGGCCTTCTCGGCCATCCGGTCCTGGATGGCCTCCCGGGCCTTCAGTTGGGCGTTCTGCTCCATCAGGCCGGCGAGGTGGCCGAGCTGGGCAGCGCTCGCACCGTCGACCGCCAGCTTGTAGAGGTCCCAGGCTTCCGCGCTGCCGAGGACGGCGCTGCCGATTCCGCCCTCGAGCGAGTCGGCCATCGACTTCACGCGGTCGTTGATCGACTTGGCGGCCTCGTCGGCCTTCTCCTTCGCGGCCGCCAGCTCGGCCTCGCGGGCCTTCCGCTGGGCCGCGGCCGCCTCGTCGGCCTTTCGCCTGGCCGCCTCCATCGCCTCCTGCTGTTTCTGGGCGGCGCTGATGGTGGCGGGGCCAACGTCGGAAGTGATCCCCAGCCATCGTGCGGTGGACGCGGCCAGGTCGTTGACGGCCGAGAGCGCCAGGGCCATCGGCCCCGCGACGGCCGAGCCGATGGCGGTCTTTGTCTCGGTCCAGATCGCCCCGGCCCGCTCCAGTTGCGAGCTCAACCTCGACTGCGATTGCTCGAGGGCCCCGGACGCCACCTTGCCGCCCTCCATCAGTAGGGCCAGGGTGGCCTGCTTTTTGGCGTACTCGGTGACCTCCCCGCCGGCCTGGGCCAGGCCCATCTGGACGGCCTTCGCCTCGACCTTCGAGGCGGTCAACGCGATGTTGAATCGCTCGAGGGGATCGAATTCGCCACGAAGGGCGGCCGTCATGGCGGAGAAGACTTCATCTGGGCGTGCGGCGTTGAAGGCGGCGAGGTTGAGGCCCATTTCCGCGAGCTGGGTCCCGATCCGGGCCGACTCGCCGCTCGTTTCGCCGGCCGCCTTGAAGGCGCCGCCGAAACTGACGGCCGCGTCGCGGACCTCGCTCTTGACCTTGCCGAAACCCGAGCTCATGCGAGCGGCGAACGCCTCGATTGTGCCGGAGCTGGCCCCGAAGATCGCATTGGAGCGGGCCACCCCGGCCTGGGCCTGCTCATAGGCCGGCGCGGCGTCCTTGGCCTTCATCAGGGCGACGGCGGCCACCCCGACGCCAGCGGCCACCCCCGCCCCCACCATGGCCGCCTTGCTGCCGGCGGCGCCGACCAGGCTTCCCAGGAGGCCGCCCCCGCCACCCGAACCGCCACCGCCCGATCCACCCCCGGAACCGCCGACCTCCATCCTCGTGTTCTTGGCCATCGCCTCAAGCTTGGCCAGCTTGGCCTTGGCCTCGGCAATGCCGGTGTCCATCGGCGAGGCATTGACGCCGATGCCATAGACAAGCTGGCTCACAACGCCCACAGGTCAGGCCCTCCCCTCGTAATCGGCACCCAGCTTGTTGACCCGGACGACCGCCGCGGCGAGCGGTTCGGCGACGGACCACGGCAGGGCCGCCACCGCCTCGAGGTCCTCCGGCTGGAAGACGGGCCGGCCCTCCTCATCGCGGACGCCGTGGACGATCAGACGGGAGCGGAAGCCCTGTCGGCCGGCCTCGGCGTGCTCGGACTCGAACCGGTCCATCTCGCCGGCGTTGAACTCCTGGGCGTAGACCGTTTCCCCGCTCGGAAGGGTGACGGCCTCGCGGCGAGGCAAGCTCGACTTGATGGACTCGAGCAGTTTGGATCGCAGGTTCATGGGCGTACTCCGCAGTGAGGAAATAAGTCGATCGAACGTCAGGAGGAGGGGGGGGGCCGATTTTGTTGGGAGGTGGCGCCTGGGAGACGATCCGGCACCCCGGCGCGCGGATCTGGCCGAGTTGCAGAAGTGAATTTTCTGGGGCGGCCCTCCCATCGGTCGCATCGGTCGCATCAATCTGCCAAAAATTCCAAGCCCCATTCCGCAGAAAAACGCGCGCCGGGGTGCCGGATCGTCTCCCTGGCGCCACCTCCTAGCAAATCCGCCCCCCCCCTCCCCATAGGTGCATGCACCTATTGCATGTCCTCGGCGGGCGTGTCCGGGGTGGCGATCCTGGCCGCCTCGGCCAGCTCGGCCTGATCCTGGCGCGTGATGCGATTCAGCGCCACGGCCTGGGCGAACACACGGTCGAGGGCAACCGCCGACTTGAGCCCCAGGCCCTCGGCGTCCGCAGGAGTGAACAGCAGCCGACCCTCAGTGTCGCACGCGGTCGCGGCGACGATCGGCGCCCCGCTGTTAGAGCCAGCGGCA